ATGAAGCAATTAATGAACTTTATGAGAAAGGCTATAATTCTGATGTTTTCAAAAAAGTTGTAGCAGAAACTTCTCTAAAGACAGCTGAAAAATTAGTTGAACAGAAATTTAATGAAATGCAGCAACAAGAACAGCAGAAAAAACAGGAAGAACAACAGAGATTGCAACAGGCACAGCAGCTTAACAATAGTTATCGTAGCCAGGTAGATACTATCAAACAGCAGTATGGGGAACAGGAATTTGAACAGCATAAAGACGATATGCTTAACTTTTTCCAACAATATCCTATGTATTTAGATCCTCAAATGTTTCCGAACGGCTTTGAGATAGCTTTTAATAATGTCCGAACTATGAATAACCAGTATCAGCAGCAACAGCAGAATATGCAACAGCAACAGCAGTATAATAATGCTCAAAAACAAGCTGCTAGAATACCACAATCTCAACATAATAATAAATTGAGATTTCAAAATAATATGAGTCCCGAGGAAGAAATTAGGCAAAACATCTTCCACACGAATGATAAAAGACAAGGGATATTTGGCTAGCTGACAGGAATTTTAGGAACACCCTGCGGCAGCCAATAAAATATAAAGGAGTGTAATTAAAATGGCAGTATTAGATTATAACGGTCGCAATATTTGGACAGGAACAGATGGAACTCCTGTTACTACTTACAATATTGACTCTGACCGCAGGGATATTGATGTATCGAATGATATAGCCCAATTAATGCCAGAAGCAACACCATTTTTAAGTATTTTAATGAGGGCTAGAAAAGTACCTGTAAATTCAATGGAATTTATTTGGTATGATGAAGAAGAACAAGTTTGGTGGACTAAGCTAACTGCCAGTTATTTAGCAGGAACAGCACATACAGAAGAAGTTATCTCTTTAGCTGACGCTTCATTTATCAGACCTAAAGACTTGCTGAAAAACGGATCAACAGGCGAGATTATGTATGTTAAGTCTAAAGCTGGTAATGATGTAACAGTTGAGAGAGGTTATGGTTATGACGCTCAGGCTTCTAGTGGTACTGACGCTGTAGCTTCAACTGGTACAGATGATAACATTATGAGAATGTCAAATGCTATGGAAGAAAACTCTAATGCACCTGAAACACACGCTACACAGCCTAATAAGCTATTTAACTATGTTCAGACCTTCCGTACACCTTTTGACGCTTCAATGGCTAATCAAATTGAAGGAAAGCGTGCAGGAACTGACACTAGAACTAGACTCAGTAAGATAAAAGCAGTAGAACACCGAATTGATATTGAAAAGCAAATGATGTTTGGTGAAAGATACGAAGATGTATCTAATAAAGTGAGAATGACTGGTGGACTTATTCAGTTTATCAAGTCCAATGCTTATGATGTAGGAACTACAAACGGAGGTACATTGTCAGAAGCTGAATTTGAAAACTTCTGCGAAATGGCTTTCGATTGGGGTAGTAAGCGTAAGTTATTCCTGACTTCACCTAGAATTGGTAGTATTATTAATCAATTTGGTGCAAGCAGAATTGAAACTACATCTGGAGAAGAAACCTACGGTATGAGATTAAGACGATTAATCTCCTTCCACGGTGATGTTATTATCGCAACAACTAAGCTATTCGAGAAAGATTATGCTCATACAGGCTTAATGCTTGATATTGAGAATATCGACTATCGTCCAGCTGGCGGTAATGACTCTAAGCTAAGAAAGAATATCCAGGAGAATGACAAGTTAGGCTGGAAAGATGAGTACCTAACAATGGCTGGATTAAGAGTAAGACTGGAAAAAACACACAGTATTTTAACTGGTGTTACAGGCTAATATACAACAGAATAAGGGAGGGTAATTCCTCCCTTTTAATTATATCAAGGAGGAAATTAAGATGGCTAAAAGAGGACCTAATGGTAAATTTAGACCAGCTATGGCAGAAAAACCAGCAGTATTTGCAAGTGTAGGAAAAGGAACTTGCGGCTTTAGAAATTTAGTTTTAGTTATGGATACAGCAGTAACAAGTAAAGACCCGAATGTTGAGAATAAGCGTGGCAGGCGTTTAGAATTTGGACCTGACGGTAAATTAGAAACTGCAGAAACAGAAGTTATCTCATTTTTAGAATGGAAGGTAAAACACCCTTCACCCTTTAGCAGAATTACTAAAATTCAAGAAGAAGTTTATGAAGGTGAAGAAGAAGAAAAGAAAGAAACTAAATCCAAGAAGAAATAAGAAGGTGAATACAAATGGCTGGTAATATGACTTCATATTTAGAAGAAAAAATATTAAACCATATATTACGTGGTGAAGTTTATACTCCACCCTCTACACTTTATGTAGGACTAGTTGACAGCGGAGCGACAGATTTGGATTTAGAAAACGGAGTATTAAACAATGAAATAACAGATTATATAGGCGACAGAAAAGAGATTAATTTTAATCTATCTTCGCAAGAGAATGGGAAAGGCACTTCAAAAAATAATAGCGAAATTAATTTTAATGGTATGCCCAAAAAGGAAGTGGCATTTGCTATTTTGTGTGATTCCGCAACAGGTGGCAATATACTTTTCTGGTTGCCTGCCGACACTATAAAGACAACAAGTATTGATGACATCTATAGGTTAAAAGAAAATGATGTAACGATAACTTTAGATTAAGAAAGGAGGATTGCAGATGCCTAACGTTGATTTATACAATAAAAATTTGAATGGAATTTTAATAAATGATGAGCACAAACAAGATGTTGGGGTGAGCATTTTTGAGTTAGATCATGACACTATATTAGATTCCAGTAATCTTGAAATATGGACTGGTAGTGGGAAAACTGGGACAGAATTAATCAGAGGCTCTGATTATGATTTAGATACTAAGATAGATCTTTTATCTAATGAAGCACCATTTGATGTTTATAGATATGTAAGATTATTAAATAGTTCTCATCAGTCTGGAGATCTGTATATAACCTATGACACTGTAGGAGATTTTGTTCAAGCCAATGATATCAACGATATTTATAATAAATATAAAGCCAGAGGGGACGTTGATTTAAACAATTTTAATTTGTTGAATGTTAATAAAATAAATCCTAGAGAGAAAGTGTATGGAATAGAATGGAATAAAACTCAAGACTCTTACAGAAGATTACAGGATGCAGAAGGTTTATCAGTCATACACGCTAGAACACCAGGATATAAAGACTCTGATTTTGATGATATTTTTCCACACAATAAAATAAGAAGATGCAACGTGGCTGATGATATTACTATAAATGCTTATTACGGAGATCCTGATTATGCAGAGGACGGAAGTAATGGTCAGGTAATGGATGAGATTCCTAAGTTTTATTATAAATTTGAAAAAGAAACCGATACAAGTGGGGATAAGATTTACAGATGGTTTATCACTGAAAATCCTAAAACAGGTTTCTCGCTTTTCCCAGCTTATATTAGAAATGGCAAAATAAATGATTATATTTATATAGCTGCATTTGAAGCTCATAATAATGGCGGAGTACTTGAAAGTGTAGCAGGTGTGCAGCCAACAACTGATCAGACAAGGGCTACTTTTAGAAGCCAGGCCGAAGCGAGAGGTCCAGGTTGGACAATATTAGATATGCTATCTGCCGGTGCATATCAATTACTCTATTTGATTGAATATGCAAACTTTAATTCTCAAAAAGAAATTGGGAAAGGTGTAGTTGACAAAGCTAGCGGCACTGTGAATGAAAGTGAATTGACTGGATATACACACGGCAATAAATCTTTTGGCGATCCAAATGATGGATTAATACCTGTTTCTTATAGAGGAATAGAAAATCCCTGGGGCAATACCTGGAAGTTTATTGATGGTTTTGTCATTAAAGATGATGGTTATTATTATACTGATGACATTACTAATTTTAATGACACAGGATCAGGTTATCAGAGAGTGGCTGTTACTCCTATAACATCAGATGGTTATGCAGATGACATTGAAGACGACATGGGATTTGGGTTTATTCCTTCTAGTACAACCGGCACCAGCAGCACGTACTTAACAGATTATTTTTATGCTCATGATACAGGTGAAGTTAATATCGCCCGGCTGGGTGGCTATTGGCATTTTGCTCTTCGAGCGGGGGTTGGCTGTTGGTCTCTGGCTGATGTTGCTTCTACTTCTGCTCGTACTCTTTCCGCTCGCCTGTTTTGTGTTAAAGAATTTTAGAACTTGATTGTACGGGCAAATAAATTCATAAAAACCCAACTAGGTAGCAATTGGAATAATACTCTTCAAGCAGGAGTTAGCTATTGGAATCTGAATAATGTTACTTCTAATTCTAATCGTAATATTTCCACTCACCACTTTGTGATATTAAAAAAGGTGTGAAAATTAATAGAATTTATTTGCCCTGCCTCTTGGCAAAATATAAACGGTTTATCCACAACCGTGCTAGTAGGTTAATTCTCGAAAACTCGGTTTTATCATCACAAAGCTTAAGGAGAATTCAAAATTAAAAGACATGGCAATTTGTATAAATTCATATGCTCTATGCCAATTTTAAAGAAAGCTCACAAAGAAGCTCAGAAAGGTAAAAAGCATTATACTGAAATAAAAGAAATGAAAGGATATGAACAATATTATTTAAAAGAATTGCAAAATAGATTGGTTAATAAAACTTATAACACTTCTGAATATACAATTAAAACAATAAATGATAAAGGAAAAGAAAGAACTGTATATAAACTGCCATATTTTCCTGATCGAATAGCTCAATGGGCTATAATGTTAGTTATAGAGCCGTTACTTAAAAACAGAATGATTTTAGATACCTATTCTGCTATTCCAAACAGAGGAATACATTTTGGCCTCAGACGCCTGCATAAAGGTATAGAAAATAAAGAAAGCGCAAAATATTGTCTTAAAATGGATGTCGAAAAATATTATCCTTCAATAAAACATGATATTTTAAAATCGATATACAGAAAAATTTTTAAAGACCCAGAATTATTGTGGCTACTCGATGAAATTATAGACAGTACCGAAGGGGACACCGGCATACCAATAGGAAACTTTTTATCTCAATGGTCCGGCAATCTATATTTGGCTTATTTTGACCATTGGTGTAAAGAAGAATTAAAATGCAAAAATTATTATAGGTATATGGATGACATAGTAATTTTAGATAACAGCAAAGAGAAATTACATGACCTGAGATTAAAAA